CGGGAGCATCACACTGGCAAAGCTCGCCGCGGAGGTGACGGCCGTCGCTCTCGGCGGCGCGGCGGCGAGCCATACGCACGGCGCAGGAGATATAAATTCCGGCGTTCTGGACGCGGCGCGCCTCCCCGTGCTGGACGGAACGAAGCTCGGCGCGGGGAGCGTCGGCACGGCGCAGCTCGGCGCGGCGGCGGTGACATCGGAGAAGCTCGCGGCGCTCTCAGTGCTCGCAACGCACATTGCGCAGAATGCGGTAACGGCGCAGAAGATCGCGCCGGGCGCGGTGACGGCGGAGAAAATTGCCGCGCTTGCCATCACGACGGCGCTGCTCGCGCCGAACGCCGTGACCGCCGAGAAGCTCGCGAACGATATCCCATATACAAAGTTCGGCCTTGCCGCCGATCAGGTGCGGCACGTTTACGCCGGAACGACGGAGCCGGGCGCCGAGCTCGGCAGCGACGGGGATATCTATCTCATGTATTCGGAGTGAGGTGAACGGAATGGGAACGTTCAGCACGGCAGAGCCAACGAATGTGGCGGGATGGAGCGAGGAAGTATCCGGCGAAATTGTTAGCATGTACAACCAGGGGAAGTACGGCTATGCCTACTATTCCAAATGCGCTGTTACGCGGCTTTCCGATAACTCTATCTGTGTGCGGATAAAGATGTACTCCAACGCAATTATGGGATGGGGAGCGGCAAACAAAGCGGCGTACATCCCATGGGGCAGCAACGGCACGGAAAACGAGTTCGGCCCGAGCGAAGCGTACAATTACGGCAGCGGCTATTATCTTGCCGCTACTTATTACTACACGCTTCCGTCAACGTATACCGGCGCGACGGTGACTGCCGGAATGACCAGCGGGCACAGACCGACTACGGCAAACAGCCCGGTCACTCTTGCCGTACCGGAGCCGGTCGGCGATGTGCTGTACTTCAAGACCGGCGGGACGTGGAAGCAGGCGATGCTCTACCGCAAGGGCGGCGCATGGAAAAATGCGCCGGCAAAATTCAAAGCAGGAGGTATATGGAAATGAACGGTATCGACATTTCCCAGTGGCAGGGCGATATGGACCTGACGCCCTATAAAGACGGCTTTGTCATCATCCGCGGCGGGTTCTGGACGAGCGCGGACCCGTGGGCGGAGCGGAACATCGCAAAGTGCGAGAAGCTCGGCATTCCGTGGGGACTTTACTGGTATTCCTACGCGCTCAGCGAGGCGCAGGCACGGCAGGAGGCGGAGGCTTGTCTTCGATTCCTGAACGGCAGAAAGCCCCGTCTCGGCGTGTGGTTCGATATGGAGGACGCGGACGGGTACAAGGCAAAGAACGGTTTCCCCTTGGACGAGACGATCACCGCCATGTGCAAAGCGTTCTGCGCGGCCATGGAAGAGGCCGGGAACAAAACCGGCGTCTACGCCAGCCTGAGCTGGTTTGATACGCACATCGGCGAGACAGGGTACGACCGCTGGATCGCCGCGTGGGGCGCAAACGACGGCGTGCATTATCCCGACCTTTCCGGGAAATGCGTCATGCAGCAGTACCGTGGCAGCCCGCTGGATCTGGATATTTTGTATGTGCCGCTTTCGTATTTTGACGATGGCGCGGCGGGCGGAGCAGAGCCACGCCCCTACGAAAAGGAAGAAATGACCGTGAGCATTCCGGCGATGGCGCAGGAGGTGCTCGACGGGAAGTGGGGCAACGGCGAGGAGCGAAAGCAGAAGCTCGGCGCGTGGTTTTACGATCTCGTGCAGGGCGAAGTGAACCGGATGCTGGGGGTGTGAGATGAAATTACGAAAGAAACAGCCGCAGCCGGAGGTCATTTCCGGCTACGATTATTCCGACCGCGCGGCGCGCGAGCGGACGGCGTACGCGCTCTTCCGGCGCGCCCAAAATGCCCGCACCGCCGTGGAGATCGAGTGGGAAAAGTACAACGATTACTACAACGGCATCCACGATGTGACGCGCGATCTCACCGAGTTCTGCCGTGAGAACGACATCCCGTGGCTTCCGGCGAGCATTCCCGATCCGTATATCCTCGTCGAGAGCCAGATCGAACCGACCGTGCCGCAGCCGGAATTTCGCGGGCGCGACGACGATCTTGACAGCGCCATGGCCAAGCGGCGCGAATTTGCCGTGCGGTACATCGCCGAGAACAACCGCCTTTCCGACATGAACACGCGCAACGAGCGCCGCCTTCTGAAGCTCGGCGACGCCTTCTGGAAGGCGTACTGGGACGAGGACATGCGCTGCGGCGAGGCGCAGGGCGATATCCGCGTGAGCGATATCCCCGTGGAGGCGGTGTTTCCCGACCCCGCGGTGCGCGGCGGCAGCGTGCAGGACGGACAGTATCTCGACTACGTTTACCGCATCCACAAGGTGCGCTTCGCGCAGGTATTCCGCGCCGATCTCGAGGAGCTCGGCATCACGGCGGAGGAAGCGCTCGGCGAGGATTATGTGCCCCGCGGCGAGATCTTCGACATGACGAGCGCGCTGAGCGACACGGACGACACCGTACAGGTGCTCGAACACTGGTTTCGCCAGCCGGTCGAAACGAGCGTGGACGGCGAGACGATCCCCGCCGGGGCGGTGGCGTGCTCCGTGCAGGCGGGCGGGCATGAGCTGCGGTATATCCCGAACTACTGGCGGCGCACGGGCGCGCAGAACACGCTCTTTCCGTTCGTGCACTACTGGCGCATTCAGGACGAGAACCGCTTCTGGAACAAGAGCGAGCTCTCCGCGGTGCTCGATCTCGTAGACGCCGCGGACCGCAAGCTCGCCTCAGCGCTTTTGAACGACAGCTTTCTCTCCAACGACATCCTGCTCGTGGAGGACGGCGCCCTGGCCGACGGCGAGGAGCTTACGAACGAGCCGGGCGCGATCGTACATCTCAAGCAGGGACGCATGGGCGGCGTGCAGCGCCTCGGCGGACTGCAGAGCGTCGGCAAGGCGGCGATGGATATCACCTGGTTCAAGGAGCAGATCGAGCGCGCCAGCCGCAGCTACGACACCGGCACCGGCAAGGAGACGGCGCGCGCCACGACCGCCTCGGGCCTCTCGATGCTCCGCGCCGACGGGCGCGAGCAGGCGGACATCAAGCGCGCCGACCGAAACGCCGGGTTTGAACGGCTCTATGAGCTGCTGGACTGGCTCTGCCTGGAATTTTTCGACGACGACCGGATGCTGTATCTCGGCGCGCCGGAGGGAATGAGAGCGCCGGGACAGCGCATGATCTACAACAGCGTCGACTTTGCCCGCACGCTGCCGGAAATCCGCTCTCTCACCGGCGAGGTGGTGCGCCCGTCCCGGGAATTTTTCCCGCGGGTGGATATCACGGTGCAGGCCGCCGACGGCGCGCGGCGTGACCGGCAGACGACGCTGCAGGCGCTCGACAGTCTGACACGGGCGAACGTCACGGCGGAAAACTGGCGCATCTTCGCCGCCGAGCTCGAAATTCTCGACATTCCCGACCGGCAGGAGATCGTCGGGGAGTGGGAGCGGAGGTTCGCGCCGACGGGGGAGACGACTCCCTCCGTCAACGGCTATGCCGCATACGCCTCCCGCGAAGAGGGCGGCGCTGAAGGAGGCGAGCCGGTATGAAATGTCCGTGCTGCGGCATTGAAATGCTGCGCAAAACGGCGGCGCAATGGGTGTGCCGCAATCCGAAATGCATCAAATACGATAAGGAGAAGAAAAAATGAAGGCAGTACGACTTGAGAATTTTGGAACAAAGACCCCGCCCGGCAAGAGCGCGGAGGAATGGCGCAGAAAATGGAGAACAAGCGCACGCTGCCGCAGCGTCTTGCCGCACAGGGCATCACCGGCGGCCTGACGGAATCCTCGCAGGTGCGCCTTGCCAATTCCTACGGCGAGGAGCTCGCCGAAAACGAGAGAGCGCGTCTTGCCGAGGAAGCGAAGACATATTCTGCGCGCGACGCCCGGCTCGCCGCGGCGAGAGCCGAGCAGAGCCGCGCTGACGCCGAGGCGAAAAGGACGCACGGCGAGAGTCTTGCCAAGCTCTGGCAGGAGGCGGAAAAGCACCGGCGCGAGGACGCCGCCAAGACTGCCGCGCTGCTCGCCGCGGCGGGCGATTACTCCGGCTATGTCGGCATGGGGCTCACGCAGGAGCAGGCGGACTATCTCGCGGAGATCTGGATGGGGCGGAACGGCGCTCTTGCGTCGCTGCGCCGCGCGCGGAATGCCGGAAATGCCGGAAACTCCGGCTCCGGCTCAAGCCTTGCCGACACGCTTTCCGAGTCGCTTCTCCTCAAAGCCGGGCGCGGCGCGGACGCCGCCGTGGAGTATATCGCCGCGCAGCTCGCCTCCGGCGCCATCGGGAACGAATTTGTCAAGATGATTTCTTTAATTTTTCTAAACTTAATAAACCGGCTGAAAAGAAATCTTCTTGAACCTCGTGTCTGCATATATCCTTAAACACCGTTTCTATCGGCTTTTTTGCGGTTTCCGACTGCTTCACGCACACAACAAAAGTGGTCTTTCCGATTTGCACCGAATAACTTGAATTTCTGTTTTCCATATCGTTTCGCTTCCTTTCCTTTCAAAAAATTATGGGACACTCGTTTTCCAAGTGTCCCTTTTCAATCCGAAAATAAATTCCCAACAGTCCAAGAAGTCATTAAGTCGGGAGTGTAGTCGAAGTGATTATCTTTCCATATCACGCTTATTTCTTCGTGCCTTGATACGCTCTTGTCTTTCTTTTTCCCTTGCTTCTTTTTCGGCTCGTTGTTGTTCTTCCTTAAAAGAAAAAAGTTGCCTTACTTTTTCGGTGAAAAGTTTGGCAACTTCGGGGAAGTGTTCCAATGCTTCAAGAAACGGTCTGCATTTTTCTTTCAGCTCGTTGTATTTGGTTTTCATTCTTTCGAGTGCGTTTGCACTGTCAAAATACTTCTGCCTGTAATAATTTGCATTTTGCTCTAATGACTTGATTTCGGCACGACTTGTAATGCCCTCTTTGGCAAGTGCAGTCAGTTGTGAGTAGTCCTCTTTGGATATTGCCATCTTGCCCGTAAAGGTTTTCTGTCCCATACCGTCAATCTCGTTTAAGGTCTTTGATATATGACGGACAGGCTCATATTTCACTTGCTCTTTCTGAATACGCTGTTGCAGTTTCTCCAAGCGTTCCTTGTCCTGCCTTATTTGATATTGCAAAGAGGTTAAGTGTTCGGCGGTACTTCCGTATTCACCACGCTGAAAGCCTTTGAAGCCTTGCTCCGTCATATGGTTAAACAATTCATCTTGCAGAATACTGTATGAAGCTCGGAACATCGGTTTCCCATTTT